AAGTTAGTATTGGCGCAATTGCCGCGATGGATTTACGTATGCCGGAGGTGAATAACCTCGGCGATGCGTTGAGTCCTACTCGTTTTGGTAACTTGCTTGCTCTAACTATGAGCTCCGCTTTTGGACTTAAACCATCAAAGAAATCTTCCAACTGGACGGCTGCCCGCGCTCTTCATTTTGAGCAATCGGCTGCGGCTTACAGAAAGACTATTTGATTAATTTTAACGAGACTTGTTCTCATCTTATTGACTAATTATTTATGCCAGCAATGACAACCATTCTCGTCTTCGATGACGCGACAACACCTGCCGAGTTCACTTTCGAACCAATAACGGATAATAATACCTCTTCCCTGTGGCGCACAAATGATGCGAGCACACCGGAAGTAGGTCAAAAGCGTTTAACGCTAACCTCCGAGAAATTGAAAGGTGGGAAGTATAAAACAAGTGCCAAACTGGAGGTTCCAGTTATGGAAGTTGTTCTTGCTTCTTCTGGTTCAGGTTATGCTTCTGCTCCAAAAGTGGCGCACACAGTAACTACAATTGTTACACAATTTAGTGATGCTCGTGCGACTGCTCAGGATAGAAGTAATTGCTTACGACTTGCTTTAGGCGCAATAGGTGCCAGCTCTGTGACGTTGTCGACTGTAGCAGTTAATTCCGCTGTTCAGTCCTTCTTAGCATCGCCGAGACCTATTTTAAGAGCCTTCGTGTCGTTAATAAGACCTAATTGATTTCAGTCTTTTACGACTGATTCCTCCTTACTATAATTAATTATAGTATTTATCCTTTATTGAGGTTAATATGTGGACTATCGAACAAGATGACAGAGCATCTCTCCAGTTATTACTGGAACTCTGCTTGGATTTATCCGACACTGTGCTTGAAACCGATCCCAATTCACCGGGTAAGTTTCTTTCCCTTTCGCCTGTTACTAATTATATCGTTAAAGCTCGAGATATTTGTTCGAGTTTGTTACTTAACGAACATATTGGTCCTACGGCGAGCGCTAAAATTTACTTTCAGACGCGTACTGATCTCCTGCTATCTCTTCTATCAATAGAATTAGATTATGTTTATCTGTCTAATGTCTTTGAAGAGTGGTTTAAGGGTGACAAACGAGACGAAATGCACTTCACTGATGAAATTTTTTGCTTTAACCAAATTTTATCTTTGTTTCAAAAACAAAGTTATTTGGCTACCGGCATGAATCAATCAGCGAACTGCAAGGCGAAATTTGTGTTGTCAGAAAATGATTGCCAAAAGAGCAACGATAGAATAGCTAAGAATGAGCCTAATGCTCATGTTGCCGAAGTATTGTACTACGCGCAGCAGAAAATATCTGAGTTACTATATCGCGCATTTCCTAATGGAGTGCCGTCTCTTAAGGATTCCAATCTATTTTTTGGTCCAGGGACAAACACTAGTTTGCGCAAAACGGGCCCCTTTAATCTTCGAAAGAAGTTAGGTGCCCCGTTAAGTTGTTCACCTAATAATATTCCTATTTTGGGCGAAATTCTGTTATCATCTGCGGCCTTATGCCAATTAAATGATACGGGTATCGATCCTGATAGTTTTAACGTACCGGTTAATATCGTTGCGGCTGAATATGACGAGGTGCCAAAAAATTGGAAAGAGCATAGAGGGATGGTTGTAGAACCGTCTCTTGCGGGGGCCGCCCAAAGAATAATGGGTCGTGCAATTCGTACTGCTTTACTCCTTGATGGATGTAATTTATTTGATCAATCTCACAATCAGAAATGCGCAGAATATGCGAGTTATGATCGTGAAAACCGTTGGTGTAACGATCAAGTTGTCGTTACGGTTGATAAAACGCGTGCCTCTGACACTATGTCAAGAGAATGCGTCTGGTCGATGCTACCCTATGAATGGGTAAGTCGGTTAGATGAGTTACGTTCTCCTATTGTATTGATGGATGACGGTAGTGTAATACAACTACAAAAGTTCTCGTCAATGGGGAATGGCTTCACCTTCGAGCTTGAATCCTTGATTTTTTGGGGTGTTCTCCATGGATCAATGAAAACCTTGAAAGTAAAGCCGTCTATTTATAATCACAGCGTTTACGGGGATGATATTATCTGCCCCGCAAAATGCTATCTCTTGTATAAAGAGACCGTCGAATATTTAGGATTCTCTATTAATAATGAGAAAACTTCTATTCGTGGCTACTTTAGAGAGAGTTGCGGTTGTGATTACTTTTTTGGTTATAATGTACGTCCTTTCTTTCATAAAACGAAAGTAAGTCCACGTACACTGTTTTCTTTTTACAATTTCATGATTCGCGCTGGCCATTTAGATATGGCAAGCAAAATTTATGATAAGATTGTGAC